AACACGGATGCAAATGCAAGAATATGGTTACGCTTTAACAAAGAATTTGAAACCGTAAGTGCCGCCAGCGATGACTTTAGTAGTTTTGCTGGACGTACAGTTATTGTTGCTCCAACAGCCGCAGGTACAACCACAATGGTTGCAACTCCTGTAGGTGAGAAGTACAGTTTTATACCAGCAGCAATCACACTGCAAACAATGATTGACGGCGATCAAATCACACGCCCATGGTGGGGTAACATTGCAGAACTTACAGCAACAGGTTTACTGGGGTTATTATTAGTTATACTTGCACGTTTTACACCATACTGGCTTGTAGGTGGAGCAGTGCTTGTGTTTGCAGGCGGTGCAGTATACGCACCTTACTATGCTTGGACTACAAAACTATTCCTAATTGATGGCACAATGCCACTTATAACAACTGTGCTCACAGGCTTTCATGCAGTGTTCAACAGATTTGTATTAGAGTTTTTCCAAAAGCAACAGATTAAAAAGCAGTTTGGTACATATGTAAATCCAACAGTAGTAGCAAGACTACAAAAAGATCCAAGCCTAATACGACTAGGTGGCGAAGAAAAAATACTCAGTTGTGTTATGACAGACATGCGTAACTTTACAGGACTAGGTGAAAGTTACGGCGCAGATGTAGAAGGCTTTACAAAAACAATCAATGCATACATGACTGCTATTACTGAACCTGTGATGCGCAATGAAGGCACAATGATCAAGTATATTGGCGATGCTAGTATGCACATACATGGTGCTCCGCTGGATGACGAAAACCATGCTAGAACTGCAGTACAAACTGCACTGGAAATGATTGATGCCTGTGAACAGTTTAATCAAGAACGTGAAAATGCAGTATGGAACAGTGAAAGTCCTGGGCCACTACCTGCTCGTGTAGGACTAGGCGCAGGTGTAAACACAGGCAAAATACTTGTTGGCAACATAGGCAGTGAAAAGAAACTAGGATATGATTGCTTGGGAGATCCTATCAGTGTTGCGGCACGTTTGGAAAGTCAAACAAAAAGTTACGGTGTGCTATTAATTGTAGGTCCTGACACTGTTGCGGCAACACAAGATGACTTTGATTGGTGGGAACTAGACAACATTGCTGTTAAGGGCAAGGAACTTCCTCTACGCATTTACACAGTACACAAACAAACTAAGGAACATACAACTTGGTTAAAGAACTACTATGCAGGTAACTGGGATACATGTTTCGACACTGCTCGCAAGTGCAGTATGGCTGCTCCAGAAATGTCAGAGTACTATGCTAAAATGTGTGAACGTATGCAACAGGGCAAGCCCGCAGACTGGGACGGAATTTACAGAGCAACTAGCAAGTAAGTTTAAACCACATTTCTTTTTGTGGACTAGCAAAATCTACATATACATCTACATCAATATAGTTGTCAGGTAGTCTTTCACTTTCATTTGTTTCAATTACAATAGCATTTCCTTGTTCTTGCAATTTATCATACAGATCACCAAGTTCACGTCTAGCAAATGCCGCTACCCATTCTTTACGTTCTCTCTTTATTGAAAAATTTTTAAGATGCTTCATGACTTGCCTGTACTGTTAAACACTTGGCTTTTGGTTCTATTCTCAGCAAGAACTTTTTCAAGTTCATCTTCTAGTTTAAAGCCTTTTGCTTCCAGTTCTGCTTTGTATTCCAGAACCATAGCAAGTTTTTGATTTAGTCTGATCAAGTCATTGTCAAGCATGCGCACACGGTCCACTAGTCTAATAAGTGTGACCATTGTTTCGCCGATAACAGGATCTATTGTCTCTGTTACCCACTGCCATATAAAATAAATGAAATATCCCATTCCCATTGCCGCAACAATAGGAAAGCCAAAGTCCTTAATCGCTCCTGCTATATCCACTTCCACGGTTTTGTCCCTCTCTTAATAATAACTCCTCGAACTTACCTACTTTTTGTAACCATCCATCCTTAACTACAAATACGTCACCTTCTTGATATAACCCTTGATCCATTACTTCTGTTGGCGTGTCACCTTTGACTTTAAAACTTGTGCCTACCTGTTCTATTAAATAATCCATCCAAAGCATACTAGTCTCTACGAGCATCCTCCTTGCCCTCATTAGCGGCAATTCGATCAATGTTAGGACGCACATGAAGCACATAGCTCAGTAGTGTGTCGATTTTAACCAAGTCGTTGTTCATTGTCTGCACTCTGTTGTCCAGTGCACCAATAATATTTTTCAATGTGTTAACACTATCTGTAACACCTGCTAGGATAAACTTTAGTGTAATAAAAACAAATACACCTGCGGCTATTGCGCCAGCAATTGGAAAGCCTACCTCTGCAACTAGAGTTAAAAAGTCCATCGAATCTCCTCATTATTATTTATAAATATAGCAGTAAGTCTTGGAAGGACTCAACGATGTTTAGTTTTGATGTAGAAAATATCACCAAAGGTATTGGTGTGGTCACAGCCACCTTTGCACTAATTGGTGGCGGCTATAGTGTATGGGATAAATTTGAATCAAAGGATATTCTTACCTGGGCGCCAGAGTATTTTGAAATTACAGATGGTCCTGTAGGCGGTGAATTCAAAGTAACAGTGGCAAGAGAAAAGCACAGAGATGATTGCACAGTCACTGACTTTACACTCACAGTAAAAGACAGTGATAATATTGTACATCCTGCTAAAAGTAGTATTGGAAAGTTTATGGGACCTGCTAGTGATCGTGTGGATACATTTGCTTACAAGATGCAGATTGCACATGATCATACTGAAAAGGTTGCACCTGGTGTTGCTACGCTAGTGGCGTATATAGATTATGATTGTCCAGAAGGACACATTGCTGTTACATACCCTGATCACAAAAATCTCACATTTAATATCACCGAGTAAAAATTTAATAAAACTGTAATCTTTTTTGCGTTGACATTCACTAAGTAATCGTGTAGCATATCAGTTACATTTGTGAGCGACGGGGTAAAGCCGTCAAGCAAAGGAGAAATCAATGGAAGCACTCACCTTATGGATGGTGGTTGGATTTTTATTCGCCGCCTATTCAGTTATAGCAAACGACAGTGTACAGACTCTCGGTACATGGATCGCAAGTAACAATGAGAGATTTAGTTATAAAACTATGTGGGCCGCTGCTTCAGCGGTTTTATTATGGGCGTTATGGTACGGTTGGTACGCATACGGAGGAGACATTTCCTATGGACGTCTAAACAAAATACCTTTCCAAGAAGTACAATGGTATCATGCAATGGCGCCAGCAGTACTGCTATTGCTTACAAGAGTAGGCGTACCAGTTAGTACAAGTTTCCTAGTGCTTAGTGCATTTGCTAGTACGTTTGTATTAGAAAAGATGCTAGTAAAAAGCATGATGGGTTATGTTGTAGCCGCAACAGCCGCTTATGGTATTTGGTATTTTGTTAGTAAATGGCTAGATGAAACAAAGCCAGTCAAAGAAGAACACAAAGCATTCTGGCGTGTAGCACAGTGGATAACTACAGGTTTTCTGTGGTGGACATGGTTAAGTCATGATGTAGCAAACATAGCAGTATTCTTGCCACGCACACTTACACCAGATTTAATGGTAATGGTAAGTGTGGTATTTGTTACAGGACTTTACTTTATGTTCCGTGAGAATGGAGGCGCAATTCAAAAGATTGTGCTGGAAAAACACAATACTAGATATGTGCGCAGTGCAACACTGATTGACTTGTTTTATTGGGTAATTCTGTTTGTGTTTAAAGAACTAAACGACATCCCAATGAGTACAACATGGGTGTTTGTTGGTTTACTTGCAGGGCGAGAATTTGCTATTGCAAGTTTTACAGGCAAAAAGAAAACACGCAGTGTTTTCCCATTAGTGGGTAAAGACTTTATGAAAATGATGATAGGACTTAGTGCAAGTTTGGCAATTGTATTGCTGATACACTATGTAATTGTTCCTAACGGACTTTAAGTTCAACTTGTTGATTGGGTTCAATTGATTCATACAAAGTTTCTGGAACCCAATCAATATCTTTTATCTCTAACATAGTAGCGTATAAATCCTGATCAGCATATTTAAAAGTATATTTTGATTTCCAATAACTGTCACTCTTGCCTTGTGCTATATCATCGTAATTATATGACACAAGACTGTTTGTATACTTGCTAGGGGTAAAGTGCAAGAGTTTATTACCTTGCCACGCCATAAGATCAACTAATTGATCATCTTCAACTCCTAGTTCAGCAAAAACCTTAAAAAACAAAGTTTCAAAATCTTCGTAACTTGCATGAAATCTGTACTGGCTTAGTCGTCTGCCTGTCAGCCAATATTTGCCACAATCACTTTTACGCTGTAGTAGTTCGTCATCGCCTCTAAACCAACGTGCAGAAAGTTCTATATCCAAGCGAATACTTGTTGGCAAATCCTTCCACCGATCTGGATGAAACTGTGCAGAAAAATGTTCTATAAACTTGTATGTGTTTATGTTATGATACCTTTGCAAATATTCCAAAGGCGTGCGTAACCATCCTAAAAATCCGTATATATGATTAATAAGTGTCCAGTAGTAGTGTACACTTACTAGTTCATTAGTACTAAGAGTTGGTGTACTTGTTAGATGCACATAATCCATTTCAACTTCACTGTCTAACGGATCTATATAGCCTGTTACCCAACCTCGTTCTCGCCGAACTTTCATACGTCGATATGTAATTTCTATTTTACTGTCTGGACTTGTAAGCACAGTGTTTGGAAATATAAGATACAGATAAGGAAGAAAATGACTGACTAAATTTTGTGTCATAAGATCACCTAGACTGTTCCATAGAGTATCCCAGGTTTGCCCTGGCATGCCTAATATTATTTCAATCTGTGCAGTCTTGTGAGGTTGATCCTTTGCATATTCTTGATATGCTTTAATTTTTTCGTATTCTTTACTTACTGGTCTACCGTTATACTTTACGATTTCCGGATTAGGATCTTGCAGTGTAATCATTCCATCATGCGGACTGTGGTATATTCCTGCATCTTGCATTTTTTTTATTAGATGAAAAGTATGTTCTACATTGTTCTTTGCAAACGGTGGTTTTTTAAGACTGATATTCCCATTTGCATTTTCAATAATATAATCTAGCATAGTTTCGTATTCAGGCACAATTCCAAAATTAGCATCAGCAAACTCGTATATAATACCAGGATATTGACTAATTAGATCGATCTCTGTGTACATTTTTTCGAGTGTACGTTTGTTAATTTTAGTCCAAAGACTAGTGCCTTGTTCACAAAAACTACAACTATAAGGACATCCTTGTATAAACATTGTGAGTACAATTACTTTACTATATCGCTGTGTATAGTCATCAAGCATTTCAATAACTTCTTCGCGGAAGTTGTTCATATAATCTAGTATCAGCGGATCTTCTTTTCTTGGAACCGGAGCATTACGCACAGTGCTAGTCCCGTTCCAATAATTTACACCTGCTATTTGTTTACAATCAGTGCCTTCAATTCTGGCGTCAACAATACGTTTAAAAGTTTCTGCACCCGGGCCATTTACTACAAAGTCGACATAGTCATGCTCCTGCATAAATGGATCCCTGCTATCTGCATTAGGGCCAGCGGCAACAATTATTACATTGGGATTAATGTTTGTTTTGATCCAACGTGCATTTGCCAGTAACAGATCAGCGTTCCACATATATAAACTTAGACCAACTATATCCGGAGGCGTATCGCGCAACTGTTGCTGTAGTTTAGGATTGTCTTGTATACTACCTGGCGCATCACTGTAACTCCAGTTTGTAAGATCAAAGTATTCACTTTGCTGATAGTAGTAGTCTTTTAACCAAAAGTAGATTAATGGAAAACGTTTTTCTACGTCACCGCGGATGAAGTCTTCAATATAGTTTGTGTTGATAAAAATGTTCATTGTTTAGTTTAACATATCCTTATATTTATTTCAATATAAATACAGTAACTTGGAGGGAAATGCAATGGATCCGTTAACCGCTTTTGGGTTAGCGTCCACAGCATTTGGCGCAATTAAGACCGCGTTCGAGCATGGTAGAGAAATAGAATCGATGATTGGTGATATCGGTCGCTGGTCAAATGCAGTGTACGATTTTAACGCTGGTCATCAGAAAGAGAAAGAGCGACTCAATCGCTTCGCCACTGTTGAAGAAGAAGCACTAGAATCCTATCTTTACAAACAACAAATCAAAGAACAAGAAAACGAATTACGCAACATGGTAAACATGCGTTTTGGTCCACAGGCTTGGCAGGAAATTGTAGAGATTCAAAAAGAAATAAGACTTGAACGTAAGCGGGCAAAAGAACAGGCTCAGAAAGAGCATGATGAGTTTATGTACAACCTGGCTACAGTAGGCATAGTTGCCTTTTTTGCTGTAGCCACGTTGGGTATTGTATACACTGTTGTAACAGGTATTTGGTTTAGTTAAGTTGATCGTTTTCTTCTTTAGTGTAAGGCCACATCTTAGTCTCCAGTCTTGATTTGTACTCTGTTGCTCGCACAGTGTCGTCTCCAGTTGACAGTGCGCCAAGCAACATCATTGTTGTTAAAAATTTCATTTACTTGCCTAACATCAATTGTTTTGCTTGTTCATGATAGCCCATTTGTGCCAATGCACTAGCGGCTCTAGCACGACCAATACTTTCAGTAATGCCCATTAGTTTGATACCAAAGTTTACAACTGCATCACAAAATGCACAATATGTTTGTGTTAATACTGCTTGCATTATAACCACCGTTTGATGTTGTGTACATATGAATAGTGTTTTAGCATACGCTCTAGTTCATAAATGTTTTCTGCACTTTCTAGTGTCTTTTCATACTGAGTTTTTCTTAGGTTACTCCAAACCTTTTTTAGCGTTTTCATTAGTAGTTAATTCCTTTAATTGGTGGTTTTCCTGTTTTCATAATTTGGTCATAAGCAAAGTGCCAATCTGTTCCATACTCTGTGCGAGCCCACTGCTCCACTTGTCTATTCCAATCTGGGCGCGATCCAAAAACCGTGCGCAGACCTGCAAATAACTTTTCAGTCATCGTCTATCTCCTATAGTTTTAAGATGCTTGAGGAAAGCAATACCCCGGTCTCTTTCCGGCGTCAGTCTGTTTTGAGGCGTCGGCTGCGCCCTAGTCTTTCCTAGTGTCACCCATTTTTAACGAGCTCGGTGTCGCTCTTGAAACGTCTTCATTGTTATTTATAATATATGTAAGGATCGCTGTCCTATCTAACATTATTGTTGTAATTTTAGCAAAATAAGATTGCAAAGTCAATTACTAGAGTTTATAATAATTTTAAAGATAATTACGTTTAAGTAATAATCAAGGATGCGTTAAAATAGCGCAGGAGAAAAAATGGATATTCTAGTACTAGGTGCCAGTTATGGCAGTCTATTTGCCACAAAATGTTTGATGGCAGGACACAATGTAACACTTATTTGCACACCACGCACTGCAGAACTAATCAACAGCAAAGGCACAGAAGTGCGTATTAAATTGCGAGGCGAAGATGAACATCGTAGTATTTGCAGTAAGGACTACAAAGGAACATGCACTGCAGTAACACCTGATCAAAGTCATCCATACAGTTATGATTTAATTGTATTAGCAATGCAGGAGCCTCAGTATGCACAGCCTGAAGTTAAAGCACTGATGCATCGCATTGCTCGCAGTGGCAGACCTGTGCTTAGTATTATGAATCATCCTCCCCTGGCATACCTACGCCGTATACACAAACTTGCACATGTTGATCTAAATGACTGTTTTACAGATGCAAGTGTATGGGATGAGTTTGATCCTGCACTTGTGAGTTTGTGTTCGCCAGATCCTCAAGCATTCCGTCCTCCCGAAGAGGCAAGCAATGTACTACATGTGGGCTTGCCTACAAACTTTAAAGCCGCGGCATTTGGCGACAGAAGCAATACTAATATGTTGCGACAGTTAGAACTAGATATCCAAAACGTGACACTGGAAGGTAAAGACGTTCCAGTTAAGTTGAGAGTGTATGACAGTTTGTTTGTGCCTATGGCTAAATGGGCAATGTTATGCGCAGGCAACTATCGTTGTGTAACTGAAACAGGTGCTATCAGCATCAACGAAGCAGTACATGGTAACTTGGGTGAAGCAGCACTAATTTACAGTTGGGTTAATGAGGTTGCACAAAGTTTAGGTGCTGAAATCCTAGACCAAGTTCCATTTCACAAGTATGCACATGCCGCTGACAATTTGCTCAAACCCAGTAGTGCGGCTAGAGCAATTGAAGCAGGTGCAATACAGATTGAACGTGTAGATAAATTAGTACAAAAAGTTGCCACTAGTCTAGATATGCAAAATGATGAACTAGATCGTATTGTAAAAACGGTTGACAAACGCCTAGAAGAGAATGTATCATTAGTAGTATGAAAATAGTATTAGCAAAAGAAGAAGATATTAAACCCGTACAGGATAGATATCTAGTATTAGAATTGGATACATTCCGTATTAAAGGCGAACTTATACCAAGTTGGTGTATTGTAGATGCTGGTGATATAGGTTTAGCAGATATGACAGAACTAGCACACTACAAAGAACAACATGAGAATCTTATTCGCAATTATAAGAAAGGTGATCTAAACTTTGTTGAACAAATGTTAGAGCACCTTAAGGGAAAGTTTGGTGGTAACTTGGATAGTTACTATACAGAACTTTATGCAAGAATACAGCAAGATAAATCAGAACCATGGGACTATGTAATAGAAAAGGACTAGTAATGGCTACACTTAAAGAAAAAGAAGACTTTATTGAAACTTTCAAAGGACCGCATTTTTATCGCATCCGCATTTGGGGATATGGTGCAGAAACAAGTTACATCAACATCTCAAAAGAAGCACATGACTTTTGGAAAGCACATACTGAAGAACATGGCGACAGTGATGCGGTGAATTACATCCTTAATGCAGAAGACATTCCTGCAGATGAAATTTCTCAGCAAGAAGATTATGAAGATTTAAATCCTGCTGATATTCCTCGTGAAGCATTGTTTATGCACAATGAAGAAGGTGAAGGTAGTAGTTACTATGAACCTTGGGAT